CACGCCCAACAGTACGAACCGAAGACAAGCCGGATGTGGAAGCGCAAATGGTCATGGACCAGAATGCGGCTGAAGTTTCGAAAGTTTGTCTCGGAAACTTGTATAGTTTACAAGTAATGGGACCTGACAAGACTTTCTATCATATCATGAATTTGCTCTTTGTCAGAGGTCGCATAGCCATTGTTAATCGTCATGCCCTTCGCCTAGTCCAAGGACGTGAATGTCGTATTGTGAAAATCGACATGCCCGATGGACTGCGCTTCCACTGGAGTGAGATTAACTCTTACTTCGTCCCAGATGACGAACCCATGTATGGACATCGTGACGTGATGGTAGTTGAATTTCCAGCTCGCTGCCATCAACATAGAGACATAACTACTAAGTTTATGACAAGTGAGGATTTCTCGCGTTTCTCGACGATCCGTAACATTTGCTTAACTGGCTTTCGTTCGAGCGACTTGAAGGTCCTTCATTCTCAGTACTCTCAAAACTGCCGAGCAGTAGATGGAGAGTTCGGTCTCTGTGACACCACAGGAAAAGAAATGTATGCCATTCGGGGATACTATAGTTACGGCTGCCAGACTACCGGCGGCGATTGTGGAGCTCCTTTGATTTGTTACGACAAGGAGTTCAACCGTAAGATCATGGTTATTCATACTGGAGGAATTTAAGATGAGGAACGTCCCGGGATTGGATCACCAATAACTCAGGGCTTTCTTCGCACCCTCCTGAATGGAATTGACATTAGACGTGCCGATTCGTGGCACGCGCCTAACCCTATCGTGAAGGGAGAAGCAGATGTCACTATTCGCCGTGATGGTAACCTACTCTATCCAGAGTATGCGTTCCTAGGCTATCCGACTATGCTTGTGACAGCTAATGGAGTTTTTCACTCCAAAGAATCTCAAATATTTCCGTCTCCCATAAACGGCGTCATCGCCCTACCTTTGACAAAACCAGCTCATCTTGGTAGGTTTAAGGGCGAGGACGGGAGTACCATTGACCCGCTAGCAATAGCGCGCGTGAAAGCCGCTGGATGTATGGATCGTGTTGATGAAGATCTCTTAGACCGATGCGTACATTCCTACTCGCATGAAGTTGCGTGTAAGATCAAAACCGTGTTTCAGCAAGTCCTCTCTTTTGAAGACTCTATCACCGGAATCGAGGGAGAAGATTTTCTAGCTCCCTTAAATCGCACAACTTCACCAGGATACTCATGGAAGGCGAAGAAACCAGGCAAGGGTAAACAACCTTGGCTTGGAATTGAAGAGTATAATCTCAATGACCCAGAATTGCTGCAGGCTCACTCTAAGATGCTTGCTATGTGCAAGGCTGGGGATCGGCCCTCACCTGTTTGGGAAGATTGCATGAAGGATGAACGACGACCGATTGAGAAGGTCGAAGCAGGGAAAACCCGACTCTTCTCAGTAGGAGATATGGCGTATACTATTATCTTTCGCCAGTATTTCCTGGGTTTCGCAGCCCACATGATGGCTAACCGGATCGATCTCGAATCCTGTGTTGGCGTCAACCCGTATTCACTCGATTGGAACCGAGTAGCATTTAAGCTTAAATCCAAAGGCCCGCATGTTATTGCAGGTGACTTTGGTAACTTTGATGGAACCCTTAATGCCGATTTTCTATGGCAGGTCCTCGAAGTTATTGAGAGTTTTTATTCTAACTCCACCGAGGAAGATAGAATAGTTCGCCGTGCGCTGTGGTGCGAGATTGTAAATAGCATTCACATCCAGGATCAAACTATATATATGTATACTCATTCCAATCCTTCAGGATGCCCCCTTACCGCAATCCTGAACTCTGTATATCACTCTCTCTCTGCCCGATACGTGTACCTTTTGTGCGCATTTCAGTCGGCTCCAGAGTATGCTACGCTCATGTACTATCACAAGTTCGTAGCTCACGTCAATTACGGAGATGATGATGTGTGGAATATCCATCCCACCATCATTGAATGGTTCAACCAAGTAACAATTACGGAAGCCTACACGAAAATAGGAATGACGTACACGAATGAGACGAAGACTGGCGAGTGTGTTCCTCATAGAACTCTTTCTGAAATTCAGTTTCTCAAACGTGCCTTCCGTTGGGATGAACAACAAGCCCGATATGTCGCACCCCTGACGTTGGATACCCTTCGGGAAATGCCAATGTGGGTACGGGGTCGTATCGATGTGTGGGAGCTCACAAGCCAAACCTTAATGGAGGCAGTGGACGAACTCGCTCGCCACGATGAAGAGACATTCTTAAGAGAGCTTCCCGCGTTCGAAGCAGCCAGAAAGATCGTCAACGAACACACGATGTGTCTTTTTGGTCTCTATCGAGAGTATCAAGAGCGCGAAGCCATGACTTACTGTGGAGTGAGTCGAATGGTGTTATCAAAACCTCGTGATCGGGGCTCTGTTCTAATCGACGACCAGGACAGCGCAGCAAATCCTGCTGAGGTGGAAAAATCCTTGCGGACGTATCCAGATGGAGGGCTATTTAGTCCTATTGATCAGTGTGTGCCATCTACCACAAACCAAGAAGCTACTGATCCGTCGTGCAGCCTGGGTACTTTGAGTTCAACCCCGGGCAAAGTAAGTGGACTCGCTCAATCATCAAGCAATGGCGAAGGTGCCGCCCAAGCACCAGGAGGAGAAATCCAGGAAGAAAGAGAACAGTTGGTTCTCTTCCACGAGGAAGGATCTGTTCTTTCCGGCGGAACTGCGGGATCTACAATTG